TTGGTATAGCTGGGTGGTCAAGAAAACGGCTTATAAGTCAAAATTGTGGGAGAAGCGATGGACGTTTCCTACGAAAGATGCAAGAGCTACAAGGACGAATGGCTTACTCCCCGAGGGAGGAAGACGATGAGTGATTCTAAGAACATGCGTTTATGGATGAGTGCTCTGACGGATATTGAAGAGCTTGAAGTTGAGTTAACGGAGGATGGTGATGGCATTTTGCGTGTTGTATACGGTGATATGTTTATCGAGTTGAGCCATCCAGATGCGAGATGGTTTGCTCAGCGCTTGCGTGAGCTTGCTAATGAGCTAGAGACACTTATCGAGACTGGTGGTGTTTTTTGTGGTGGTATAAGGCGAAGGCCGTCTGACAAAGAGACGGGGCAGGATTAGAGCGAAAACGATGAATACAGCATATGAGCGCTGCAGCGATTATCGAGACGAATGGCTCACCCCACCATGGATAATCGAGCGGCTCGGGCCGTTCGATTTGGACCCATGCGCTCCCGTGGTTAGGCCATGGGACATGGCGCGGACTCATTACACGGTTGAGGACAACGGGCTATCGAAGGCATGGAGCGGCTTCGTGTGGCTGAATCCTCCGTACAGCAAGGTTGCGGCTTTCATGGCTAGGATGGCTGAGCACAACAACGGCTTAGCTTTGATATATGCTCGGACTGACACGAGATGGTTTCACGACCACGTTTTCGAGAAGGCGCGTGGCCTATGTTTCCTGAAGGGCAGGTTGCGTTTTGTGGACAATGCTGGTAGAGAAGCGAAGAACAGCTCCGGTGCCCCTTCTGTGCTCATTGCCTATGGGCAGGAAGCGTTTACGAGGCTTCGTGAAAGAACGAAAGGCTTGGGAGCGTTTGTGAAGCTATGAAGCGAGGTAAAGAGCCGAAGCCTTACAACAGGTACCTCGGGCCTGATGTGCTGCCTGTGAGGACGCCCACGAAGCAGGACGCAGAGGCTTGGCGCATGAAGAAGGTCAACGGGTACCTGTACAAGCAGATAGCCTGGATTCAGAAGAGGTCAGTGGCTGCTGTGAGGCGGTCAATTGACATCGTGGAGAGTTATATTAGATTTGGTGATGGAAGGACGGTGTTCGTTATGCCTGACTCTATCAAATCCGAGCGTACGAGACTGAACGCCCTGCTCATGAGGATTCGCGGAAAGAGCTACATCGAGATTGCGAAGGAGCTCGAACTCGCGAACACGGAGCAGGCGAAGCAAATCATCAAGCAGGCCATCGAGCAGCTGCCAGAGCCGGTCAAGGAGGAGATTCGCAGGGTTGACCTTGAGCGGCTGGATCAGCTCTATGACCTGGCCTGGCAGAGGGCGCAGGAAGGGGACGTGAAGGCCGTGCATGCATGCTTGGCCATCATCGAGAAGCGCTGGAAGCTCTTTGGGCTTGGTGACAAAGAAGAGCGGGCTGGGGAGAAGAGCGTTGGCAGCTTGCTTGCGAAGCTGGCTACGATGAGCGACGATCAGCTGATTGAGCTCGCGCATAAGCAGCGGACGGTCATTGAATCGCTGAATCAACAGAGCAAAGAAGAGGCTGCGAAGCAGCTGGAGAAAATCCTGAATGGCGAGGACGGTGTCAACTGACCAGGGGGCGAATCGCAGGGACATCGAGCTGCTTGCGGCAGCCTCGCTTGTTCTTTTGGACAGACAGTACTCGAAAGACCCGTGGCTTTGGCTCACGGAAGAGGTTATGACTGTTGATGAAACGACGAAGCGCGTTGCCCCCTGGCCGATTGACAAGGTCTATACGAAAGAGCTGCTGGAGGTTTATCAGACACACAGGCTCGTAGCAGTACCAAAGAGCCGGCGCATGATGGTTTCCTGGCTTACGGCAGCGTGGGTGTTGTGGAACATCAGGTACAAGCAGAACTGCGCTGTGTTCTGGCAGTCGGATACTGAGGCTCATGCGGCTTACGTGATTGACAAGCGCATCAAGTTTATGGAGGACCACCTGCTCACGGAGGCCTTGCGGAAGCCGTACGAGGAGCACAGAACGAAAGATGGGCTCGTTGGGCGGATGGACTTTCACGAGAACAGGTCATACGTTTGGGCGATTCCGCAAGGCGACTCGGTTATCAGGTCGTACACGTTCAGCATCATGGTCATGGACGAATGCGAGTTTCAGCCAGAGGCACACAGGGCTTTTACGGCGGCAATCCCGATTGCAGAGAAAGGCGCGCAGTTGATTTTGATTTCTTCGAGCAATGGACCTTCTGGAGTTTTGGCGAGTATTTGCAAGGAAGTAGGCTTTACGAGATTTTCTTGACGGGAGAGCCTATGCCGAAAGAACTCGAAAAGGTCTTGAAGAAAGAGGCGAGAGAGAAGTTCCCTGGCGATAAAGAAAGACAGGATGCATACGTCTACGGTACACTGAGAAAGACAGGCTGGGTACCTGAGCGAGAGAAGAAGTTGAAGAGCAAGAAGTCAGGGAAATGAGCGACTTCAGTCACTTCAAGGTTCTGAAGCCAGTAATTAGCCCAAGGGGCTTCGTAATAGTACCGGTTCATTATTCTCACGACCCAGAGAAAGACGAAAACTGGAAAAGGGCAGAGCGAGCGAAGTATCAAGACGATGCTTCGTGGCAGCGTGAGCAGGAGATTGACTTCGGGAGCATTTCAGGAGCCCCCGCCTACCCGAACTTCAGGAGAGAAGTCCATCTCAAGGATAACGTAAAGCTATACAAGGACTTGCCTCTGTGTCTGTGCGTGGATTTCAACGTCGAGCCGATGATTTGGGAGATTGCGCAGATTCGAGGTGACACGGTTTGGTTCATTGACGAAATCAAGCTAAATCCTGGTTCGACGCAGGAGGCGATTCACGAGTTCAGGCGTCGCTATCCAGCTCATGCTGGTGGCATCAGAATCTATGGTGACGCAACAGGGAAAGCTCGAACAAGCCCGACAGCACATTCCGACTATGACATCATCAGACTCAACCTTCGGAACTATCCTACTGAAAGCAAATACTTTATACCTCCAGTGAATCCTCCTGTGAAGGATAGGCTGAACGCTTTCAACGCAAGGCTTCTCGACCCAAACGGGACGCCGCGGGTATTCATCAACCCGACGTTGTGCCCCGAGCTGGTGAGAGACTTGGTAGAGGTGGTGCTCGACCCGAGCAATCCTGGGAACGTCTACAAGGTCAGAAGGCGTGACGATCCGTACTTCTACAGGACTCACGCAAGCGATGCTGCAGGTTACTTGATTGCGTTCGAGTGGCCTGTTGTTTCCGAGCTGGCGAAGCTTGCCGGCAGGAAACAGCGCAAGCGCATGCCATATAGAGTACTGGGAGACTTGATGTGATGACTAAGATTGACCAGATTGCTACGTTTTCATGCGTTGCCTGTGGCAAACCAGGCACGGAAACGCAGTTGTTCAAGCTGCGTGGCGCTATCAACGAGAACGCCTATGCCTGCGCTCTGTGCCTCGCACGCTTTGGCAATGATGCTCTTGCTCGCGAGTACGATAGGCAGCTTTCCGAGGCGACGGTGGCGAGCTACATTCAGCCCCGCTGCCTTCACTGCGGAGAGCCAGTTATTATGTTAGGAGACGGGAATATCCCGTTGTGGTGCTCGGCTTGCGAGCGGGAACGGAGAGAGCTATATGGCAAGCGATGAAATCCTGATTCCTGGCGAAGAGCTAACGGAGGCCTCTCCGGACAATGACGAACCAACCATCCAGGTACTGGAGCAGCCTCTCGAAATCAGGTTGCGTTATGACCCAAGGACTGGGCCAACGCAGGAGCATCAGCGCATCCTCTCCCGCCTGAATGCCAGGCTTGACCTTTCGTACCAGCAAATGCGGCAGCGCAGTGCTCAGTGGGATGAGCTTGACAAGTACCTGCGCCTTTATGTTGATGCTTCATATCCGAGAAAGCCTACAACTGCTGATGGTACAGGCGAAGATAAGCGGCGTCTGATTATCCCAGTCAGCTTGGCCATCCTGCAGGTTAGGACAGTGCAAATGTGGGGCATGTACGCTGCAAGGGCTCCGCTGTTTGCCATCAAAGGCATCGGCCCTGAGGACGTGGAGCCAGCCAAGTACATCGAGGCGGCCATCCACTACGACACGGAGCAATCTAACGCAGCAGCGCAGCTCTATATGTTCTTCTTCGACGCAGAGCGTTATGGCTCTGCCTGGATTGGTGATTGGTGGGAGGAGAAGTACGGCTGGAAGCGTGTGCCACCGTCAACGTTCGAAATGATGATGTACAAGATGGCCACAGCAGCCGGGATGAACGTACCACCTCCAAAGGGCAGGCGCGAGTGGCAACTGCTTTGCGAGCACAACGCTATCGAGGCCAAAGACCCGAGGCTTATGTACCCTGACCCAAGGGTGCCACTCTCGGAGCCTGACGCTGGGGAGTTCATCGGCGAGAAGGACTTCCAGACGTATCTTGCCTTGCTGGAGAAGTCGCAGGAGAACGGCGGACCTTACTTCAACCTTGACGCCGTCAAGAAGATGCGGCTAGGCTCCATCTCCGGGGACGACAGGGCAACGACGCGGGCACGTCGAAGAGCTATTGGCGACCCGCTCGAAACCATGAACCTTGCTTACACGTCCGACCCAGATGATGCAGTTGGCATTATCCCCATTGAGCACATCAGAATCAAGCTCGTGCCCCGCGACTGGGAGCTTGGAGATTCGGAGAAGCCGGAGATTTGGTGGTTCACCATCGCTGACGAAAAGGTCATTATCCGGGCTCACAGGTCGGCATATGATCACAATTCGTTCGGCTACTCGTACGCAGAAAGCCAGTTCGACACGCATTCCATCGGCAACCCGTCGAGCATCGAGACGTTGCTTCCTCTGCAGAAGGCCATGGACTGGTTGTTCAACTCGCACTTCGAGAACATCCGCAGGGCGCTCAACAACGTCCTTATCTACGCTCCTACGCTGATTGAAGAAGAAGACTTGCTGAACCCAGGTCCGATGCAGCACATTCGGCTATCGAGGTTGGGTGAGCAGCTGGTTATGAGTGGCCAGCTTCAGCCTCAAGCCGCTGTACAGCAGCTGCCAATCACTGATATAACGAGCCCGCACCTTCAGGCCATGCAGCAGATCTTCGATATGATTCAACGCGTTGCGGCAACTTCAGATCCGCAGATGTCCTCAACGACACCAGCGAAGCGCACTCTTGGCGAGATCCAGGCCATGATGCAGAGCTCCTCCCAGAGGCTTACCGCTTTGGCGCGGCTCATTGATCTCACTGCTATCAGGCCAATGGTTCGAAGGCTGATTTCGAACCGTTTGCAGTTCACCCAACTTCCGCAATGGGTTGGACTCACAGGTGATATGGCCGAGAAGGCTGGGCTGAAGCAGATTCTCATTACGCCGTCGAACATCGTTGGGAGCTATGACTACGAGCTGTTGGACACACAGGCAGAGAATGATCCAGCGCGTCAAAGCGAGGCGTGGTCGCTCTTCATGCAGGCTGCTGGAACTCTTTACAAGTTCCCAGGGTTTGGAGTTCCTGACCAGAATGGCTTTGTCTTCAACATCAAAAAGGCTTTCAAGGAGTTCGCCAAGGTTCTTGGTGTACGCAACGTTGACGCGTTCTTTACGCAGGTTGCCCCAAGCCCTATGGCCGGACCTGCTCAAATCCAGGTTGTGCCAGATGAAGAAGCCGTGCAAATGGCGGAACGCGGAGATGCCATTCCGCAGTAGGGAGGATGTATGAGCGAGGCATACAAAGAGCATCTTCTGAGGCAGTTGCGCGAACTTGATCCTGATGTGGCCAGGGCAAAGATGATCATTGAAAGCGGCATCTTCACAGCTCGTAAGAAGCGGCTCATTGAGCAGCTTGTCGAGGAATGCGCGATGCTCACCAACAATGCTACCAGCTTCGATCTTGGCTACATTCACAGGCTCGCTTGCGAAATCAAAGAGCTTGACGAGCCAGTGCAAATCATTGAGCGGTACCAACATCTCAAGGATAAGCTTGCCGCATTGGATAGGGAAGGCCTATAATGGCGAATGGAGGGACGTATGAATACTGAACTTCAAGGGCAAGACACTGGGCTCCATCCTGAGCTGGAGGATCTTCTCGAAGAGATCCCCGACCAGCCGGATTCTGGAGGAGATGACGAACAACTGGCGTCTCCTGACCAGAAGGGCGAATCGGTGTCCGATGCCAGCGGTTCCCAGGAAGGGTCTGAAGGGCAGAAAGCTGTAGAGCAGGTAGTTCGCATCGGTGACAGAGAGTTCAAGCTCGGCGAGCTCGAAGAGCTTATCCGCAATGCTGACACCTGGCGCAATCAGCTGCCTCACTTCCAAAAGCTGTACGAGGAAGAGCGAAAGCGGGCGGAGATGCTCGCTGCTCAGCTCGTTGCTGGACAGCCTCAGGAAGCGAAGCAGGGCGCTGAGATGCAGCAGGAGAGCGGAGAGCCACAGCAGCAGCATGATGAGCGAAGTGCTGTTGCCACGCCTGAAGAGCTCGTCAAGCGTTATACCCCAGCCATCGAGCGGCTCGTGCAAGACGGATGGATCTCGGAGGCTCTGGCTGAAGAGCATCCAGAACTCGTTGCCGAGTACTTGAGGTTCCGGGATCAAGAGCTTCGGCCGCTGTACACGTTTCTACAACAGACAGTAATGCCAGCGATCAGCCTCGTGCAGATGTGGGCCAGGGATAAGCAGAGCAAGGCCATTGAAGAAACCTCGCAAAAGCTCGCCTCCATCATTGAAGAACTCGCAAAGGAACCGGACTTTGCCCCGCTGGCAGAAGAGAAGACTGCTGTAGACTTCGTGCAGCACCTGGTTTCTCAAGGGCAGCTCGACAGGCTCACAGATCCTGACTGGGTCAAGGCCGAGTGGGTGCGCAAAAACTGGCAACTCTACCGCGAAGGAGCGCTTGAGCGGTTCAAGAGTTCCACGCAGAATGCCAGGCGAGAGCGCGCATCCGCCTCGGCAAATCGGCAAGGTGTTGGCCATAGCCGCGCTCCGCAGGCTGAGGCCAACTGGTTCGATGATCTACTTGAGGACTTACCAAAAACCTAGGAGGTGAACTATGGCGATGCTGCCTGGGATGTTTGGAACTGGTAACTGGCAGGCTGATCAGCGACCGAAGAACTTTCGGGAGATGATTCTGCGGCTCTTCCCTGACTCTCCGGCTACCTTCACTGCTTTCCTTGGGAAGCTGCCGGACGAGTCTACTGATGACCCTGAGTTTGCGTGGTTCGAGCAGGGCCTGCCTGAGCTGCGACTTATTGCTTCTGCTGCTTTCACAGCTACTGCGACTAACATCACGCTCCAGGGGCAGGACAGCTACAAGAACGTGCGGCCTGGACTGGCCTTGCTGAACGAGCGCACGCTGGAGGTGATGTGGGTCACCAACTCTGCGCCGATTGACGCGAGCACCTCGCAGGTAACCGTGGTGCGTGGTAAGGGGTCTACCGCTGCCGCTGGCAACTCCGGCGACGGCTTGTTGATCCTCGGCTCCCATCACCCTGAAGGCGATAGCGTCCCCAAGGCGCTGCACATGAACCCAGTGAAGTACTACAACTACTGCCAGATCTTCCGCGATTCTCTGCACCTGACCCGTACCGCCGATAAGGTCAACCTGCGCACCGGCCCTGATTACCAGAAGAAGAAGAGGGATCTCTCCGAGCAGCATGCAATTCGCATGGAGCAGTCCTTCCTGTTTGGAACTGGCGTTGAGGAGGTGAACGCCACGAATGGTATGCCGGAGCGCACCACCAAGGGCTTCATCCGCTTTGTGTCTACCTACGTCCTCGACTGGAACAGTGGTGTGAGCTCCACAGTGATTGATGATGCATGCGAGCAGATCTTCCGTTCTGGTTCCAGCACTAAGCTCGTTCTGGCTGGCTCCACGTTCCTGAACACCGTGAACAAGGCTCTGAAGAAGCAGTCCACCTACATGATCAACCAGGGCGAGTCTGTCTACGGTGTCAAGCTGACCGAGTACGTAACTCCATTCGGTACGCTCATGATGAAGATGCATCCGCTGCTGTCGCAGAACCCGACCTTCCGTAGCTGGGGTCTCGTGATTGACACGAAGAACGTGCGCTACCGCTACCTCCGTGGGCGTGATACCCAGTACTTGAAGGATCGGCAAAACCCTGGAGACGACGTGATTCTTGATGAGCTGCTGACTGAGGCCGGGCTCGAAGTGAACCTGGAGCAGACTCACGCTATCATCAAGAATGCTTTGACCGTCGCTCCGTAAGGAGGTTGCTATGGCTAAATACCGGTGTGAGCAGTACCCCAACTACTTGGTTGGCTATATCGTCAGCGATTCTGGCTCCCTTCCAGTGCGCTTCGAGCGCGGGGTATTGGAGACAGACGATCGTGACGCCATCGCTCTCGTCGAGCGTAACGACTGGTTTGGGGTCTTCATCCACCGGGAAGACGAAGGCAACGAGCAGGGGGGGGAGGAAACTCTCTCCCCTGCTTCTTCTTCTTCCGAGGGGCAAAAGAAGGCCGAAACGAGGAATTTCAGGCAGCTGGCTGCTAAGCTTGGAAGGATGGCGAAGCCTATGCTGATTGACTTCGCGAACTCCAGAGGCATCGTGATCCCCGAGTCCAAGCAGACCAGAGCCGAGATCATCGAGTACCTGCTCGAAAGGCTGAGGTGAGCCATGACGTTCGGAGAGATGCAAGCCGCACTTGCCGACTGGCTGGCTGTCAATGACAAGCGCCTGCCCGTTAGCGCCAGGAAACACCTCATCAACCTCGCCCTGGTAGAGCTCCAGAGGATGGAGCTATGGCGCTTCTGCTACTACCAGACCACGTTCACTGTACTCGCTGGTTCTGGGACGGCCCAGACTCCACAAGACATGATCGAACCTGACTCCCTGGCTTACCGCGACAGCGTAAGCGGGGTTTACATGCAGCTCGGCTACTTGCCTCCATCCGAGTTTCAGGCAAGGTATGATGTGCTCAACATCTCTCCGGGAACTCCAGAGGCTTATACGATCATCGGAACGAATATCGTGCTATCCCACAAGCCGACGGTTGATACGCAGTTCGTCTTCACCTACTACAGACTCCTTCCGGAGCTTGTGGCGGATAGCGATACGAACGACTTCCTGAAGCTGGCTTGGGATGCCGTGCTCTTTGCGGCGTTGGAGAAGGCTGTTGTGTTCGGTATCGAGGATGCCAGAGCACCGCTCTTTGCTCAGCTGAAACAGCAGGCCTTGCAGAAGATCCTTGTGAACGAAGGGCGCCTCGGCGGACAGCAACAGACATATCGGCCGAAGTCTCGTATTCCTGATGTCTAAGGAGGGGCCATGGGCATCTTTCCATCAAACGCTGAGCAAGGAAAGGCAGTAAACACATTCCCAGGGCGCCTCAACTCTTACATCGCATCTATCGCTGAGGCTCTCGGCATCGCGTTGGACACGGTATTCTCTGGGAAGCAGGTAGTGAAGCAATCCGATGTAGGCGCTCCGAACGGCGTCGCCCCACTGGATAGCCAGGGTAAGATCCCAAACTCCTATCTCAATGTTTCCCAAACGGCAGCTGCTGGAAAGATTCCGGTTGCCAACGCGAGCGGCGTTCTCGATCCGTCGTGGTTTCCACCTCGGTCGCTGCCGTTGTCGCACTGGTTCATGTATTCATCTTCTGGATCGTCAGGTCAGACACTGGATTTTTCTATCTCCAGTACTAGCGTGGTGTACAACGAGAACGGTTTTGGACTTACTAACGGATCGAACTATTTTGTTGTACCGTCCAACAAACTTTTCCTACTTATAGTGTGGGCAAAAGTTGTTTCGAACAGCGCATCACGTTCATTGTACCGCGTGTGGTATAACGTCCCATCCTTTGGAACTCCAACGATTGATTTGGAAGCAAGCTCAAGCATGGCCTATGATACGCAAACGCTTACCCACACGTTGCCGATTCAGGGTTCTTCGTATAACATCATCCCAAAGATTGACCTTTTTGGGAGTCTAAATATATCGCAATTGGCATTTTGGGCTCTGAGGTTGAAATAATGGGAATCTTCAGAAATAACATGGAGGTCAACAAAACCCTTGCTGGATTCCCAGTACGCTTCCAAGAGCTTATTGACTCTTTAGCAGAAGCCTTAGGTATCCAGAAAGATCAACAGTTTACAGGGAAACAGATAATTTCCCAAAGTGATAGGGGTTCAATAGTAGCTCCACTAGATGGCAATGCCAAGGTTCCAGTGGCTCATATTATATCCTCGACTCTTCCGTCGCCGAATGTGATTCCGTTTCCAGACAATGATGGGCTCCTCTCTGGCTGGTCGGGTCCTGATGGTAACCCATTACTCGTATCGTCAGCAAAGGCAGATCTTGCACTTCCAGCGGCAGGAGGTCAGGTGACATGGACGCAGGATTCTGGTAGTGACTTCCAGCTAGTATGGTCAAGCGGACTATATATTGCTACTGGAGGTACGTACATTCTATTTGTTAGCGGCACTGCATCAAAAATAAGTGTAAATGATGATGACATGCTACATCTCGCCGTCAATCTTACAGATAAATATGGCTCACGGCCTTATAATGTGGAAACAGGCGCAAAGGCCATGGTCAGCGGGCAAAAAGCCTGTTATGCAGAGCTTATGATTCTGGCGCCTATGACGAGCGGAAATAGTCTCAGCGTGAACGTGAGCGCAACAAATTCTGATAACCAAATTTACTTTACCGGCTATGCCGTGGCGCTTAAGTTCTGACCATGCCTACGTCTGTTGACCTGATCCACCTGCTTCAACCCCTGTCAGGCGTAAGGCCTGACATATCAAGGACTGGTATTCCTGACGCGGCAGCATACTACTCGGAGAATCTTGCTAGGTTAGCAGGTAAAGTAGTATCGAGGCCTGGCCTTACAAAGATTGCTGATTCGATGTCTGGTGTTGTTACCTCGATACTGTCGTTCATCTCAGAGATTTTCGAGAAGACAACCATCGTCCAGACAACAAGAAAAATCTATAGATACGACTACAACACGGATCAACTCATTGACATAAGCGGTACTGTCACTCTCGGAGGTTCGAGTCAGTTTCTGTCGCAGATGCGGGTATTCTTCAAGAACGACGCTTCCGCGGTTATCATGGTGAACGGTGTAGACACTCCGAAGGTCTGGCAGCCTTCTGTAGGCGGGAACATCAGGGATGTTGCTGGAAATCCACCAATAGCCCATGCTGTGGCCGTCCTAGCCAACAGGGTTATCATGGCCCATGACGGGAAGCTCATTTCGGTATCGGCCTTCAATGATTTCGACGCCGGATGGCCATCAACGCAGATCGTGAACCTCGCAGACACGCCTGGCTCGATAGTTGCCATCGTTGAGCGAAGCTCGCTCATGGCCTACGTCTTCAAAGAAGACGCCATGTACGAGATGCAGGCCACAGGCGGCAAGTACCCATTTAGGTTCGAGATGCGGGCAGCTGGCATCGTTGGACCTGCTTCGTCACAGGCTATCGTTACCCTGCCGTCTGGGCAGTTTCTCTACCTTGGGTGGGATGGCAACATCTATTCCTTCGACGGTGTGAACGTCCAGCTTGCGAGCACTGCAGCCCAAGCTGTCCTTTCAAGAACAGCTGATGTGAAACATATCTATACTTCGTTCGGCTATTTCGATAACAAACTGCAAGCCGTAGTATTCTTCTTCCCGGACATGCGATGGGAGTGGCCTTCCATGGCAATCTCGTTGACCTACCCAGACCTCGCAGTCTTCCCGTTCAGGTTCAACACTCCAATAACCGCTGCTTCGATTGTGCCGCTCATCACACCTCTTACCTGGGATCAGATCGTCGCAATATGGGGTCCAGACAAAACCTGGGAGACCATGGTAGACGAAGATGAGGTTCCGGTTTTTGGCTCTGATGGTAGGCTTTACTCGTTCAACGGCCTCGATGACGATGGCATACCGATAGACATCAGGATAGAGAGCAAGGCCGTTCCGAATGACGGGAGCTGGCATACACTCCATACGACAGAGCACTTGTTTTCCGGGACGCTCACCAATCCACAGGTCGAGATCGTTGGCTCAGAGATTGGCGAAGACGAGTCACTTCTCGACGCCTCACCATTGTTCAACGCACAGCTCTGGCGATACGAGTCGCAGCATAGGGTAACTGCGAGGACATTCGCCTTCAACTTGACAGCACAGCTAAACTCTCAGATAGAGTACAAGGGCTCGATGCTATCCCTAGCTCGGGCCTGGAGGAGGTGAGACTATGAGCGCAATGACGGATTACCTTGAGAACGCCCTGGCTAACCACGTCCTGCGGAATGTGGCCTATACGAGTCCATCCGCGGTGTACGTTGGCCTCTTTACCGTCGCTCCTGGCGAGACTGGTGGCGGGACTGAGGTTTCTGGCGGTGGATACGCTAGACAAGCCGTGACGTTCGGAGCTCCATCGAACGGTACAGTGACGAACTCGGCCGACGTGACGTTCCCTGTGGCTACTGCCAGCTGGGGAACGATCGTTGCCTTTGCAATCTTCGATGCTGCGAGCGGCGGCAACATGCTGATCTACGGCAGCCTTACGAGCTCGAAGAGTGTTGGATCCGGGGACCAGTTCAAGTTCCCTGCCGGTCAGTTGCAGATCTCGTTCCAGTAATGAGCCATGGCGAAAAGCCTGCGGCTGCTGGCCGAGCGAGAAGGACACAGGGTCCTCAAGGAGGATAGGCGAAGTGTCCACATCGAGAGGCCGGACGGCACACGGCAGTTCATCGTAGGCCTAGTTGACGAAGAACACTTCGTCCTTCGTGAGCCTACTAGCCCTTGGTTTGTCTTTCTCGATGGCCATGATTCGAGGATACTTTTTGGGCCGCAGGGAATCCTCTACAGCAGCAAACTTCAGGATGGACCGCAGCTATCTCTGGAGGATCCTTCCAACCAGCCGATCGAGTTTGTCAAATCAGAGCGAGACCTTATCACGACCAGTTGGCCATCATTTGGAGAGCTCAGCTTTCTTGCTGATGAAGATGGCCTAAAGATCTATACGAAGTTCACTAAAGCCGTAGACGAGATACGGCTGCCTTTCAAGTTCACTGCGAATGGCAACGTAGACGCGTCTTCTGGCAGTTTAGTAGTTTCCTCAGGTCAGGCATCCATCATCATCGGACCTCCAGTAGTACTGAAGAACAAAAAGCAAGTAGCCGAAGGAACATGGTCTGTAGACGGAGCATCAGCTATTCTTCATGTCTCTACGAAAGACATCAATCCACAGTTCATTCTCGACCCAACCTCGACCTTCTATGTCGCCAGTACTGATCCATTTGTTAGGTATCATCGCTATAACGATCAAATATTAGGGCCACCTTATACAAACAGGCAGGGGTATGATTTCAATTCTGGAAACAACCAGTGGCTAATAGAAGATGGACTATCTGCTTCAACTTTTAACTACAGCCAAGTATGGGCGCGCTTCGACGTATCTTCACTTCCAGCTAATGCTACAATCCAGAGTGCTACACTTAGCATAAACCCTACACACGTCGTGAATAACAGCGGTTGCATTTATTACTTAGATTGGGGAGACCCAAATGTAATCTACCCTTGGAGCGAGTCGGGCTATTCACATCCTCCATCAGGCAGTGCTGCGTCAGGATTTAGCCTACAGGCCAATGTAGCTTCTAACGTGTCACTCTCTAATCTAGGGAATATAGTTAGTCCATACACATATATCAAGGTTATAATGTATTTAGGATCAGCAAATTCGTATTCTGATTACGTTGCTATTAACACATTTTCAAACTCAAGGTTCAATCTCTCTATTACATATACTGTTCCTCCTGTTACCGGATCAGCATCAGTCACATGCGTAGCATCAGTGTCTGCGTCTGCGCTAATACAAAAGCCGGCGGCTGCTTCTGTGGTATGCGCCGCAACAAAGAGCGCAAAAGCTTCCAAGACTGCAAATGCCGCATCCAGTGTGATATGCCGTGCTACTGTATCCGTTGCTGGTGTGTCTGTTCGGATTGGTGCAGCATCTGTCGTGTGTGCAGCTACGTATACTGGTTCTGGAGCTTTATATGTTATAGTTAATGGCAGTGAAAAGTGTGTTGTATTAGCTTCTGCAGAAGGCGAAACAAGTTCTGGCTCTTTTGCTTTTGTCCTGTGTGTAGCGGATGCTAGCGCTGATGCTACGATTTACAGAAACGGAGAAGGCGATGCCACAGCATCGGTTGCTGCTACTGCCACAGGCATAGGTGCTCAATCAGGCTCAGCCAGCGTCTCTTGTTCTGCAGTGTGCTCAGCTATCGTGAACATCGCTATGGGCTCTGCAGGAACAGCAATATGCAGAGCTATAGCCGCAGGCATTGGCGCTCTTCTCTATGGTGACCGCACTGAAGATGAACTGCGTACCAGGATTTACCTTCCGTCTTATCCTAGGACGCTTGAGGATGTCATTCGTTGGATAGTAGAACTCTCGAATGCTATTGACAGGTCGAACATCGAGCAGCTCACGAGGTCCGGCTCCCAGGTTCAGGTAGGCTTTCTCTCGCAGCGTCCGCAAGCTAGCGGGAGCAGGTCATTCTACTGGGCTGTAGATACTGGCCAGATGTTCTTCGACGATGGCCAATGGAGGCAGGTGTGATGGTCTCACTCCCAACAGACGGGCTGAATACCCTAGTACCACTCAGGCCTGACGTTGCTGTGGCCTGGAAAGTGATGCCAGAGTTCCTCGAACGGGTGAAGAGGTTCGCTGCGAAGTATACGCCCGAGGCCGATGTTGGCAGACTCCTCATTTCCATCGTCAAATCCTTTCCGCACATGGGGCCATACTTTGGCTTTGCGTTGTTAGCGAACGACAGCGGCAAGATTGTTGGACACTCGCTGGTTTCGCTTGAGCGTGAATACGATGATGCAGACCCGTGGGTAACGATACACCACGTTGAGTCAGACATACCCCTCTCTTCCACGATAAGAAGCAGGTTCATGGATATGGTAGAGGAGTATGCACAGGCATTTGGTGCGAAAGAGCTTCGGCTTCTTGCTCTAAGTCAGGCACATGCGCGATATTATAGGCGGTGGGGGTTCGGAGATGAACGCATCTGGATGCGCAGAGAGTTAGAAGACAAAGGGGGAATGAGCAATGGCTTCTAATGCCACGACTACCGCAAAGATCCCGGACGAACTGAAGCCGCTGTACAGAAACACCGTCGCGTACATGACTGGACTTCAGAACTTTCTCTGGGGTGGCAACAGGTATCCTGGAACTGGTGGAGATGGAGGTGGAAACGGGGAACAACCTCCTGGCGAGCACAGGCAACCTAGGAGGCACCTAGGTATCCAGCCAGGAGGAGATTTTGTGAAGCCCATCGGCGGAGTTGGTTTTAATCCGAACGTCACCACTCTTGATGAGGGCCCTCTTGAGCCAGTCGGCTCTGATAACGACACTCCTGGTGGCCCTGGTGACGAAGGCGGTAATGGCGGTGGTGGTTGGGGTGGTGGCGGCGGTTACGGCAATTTTGGTCCATTCATGTTCAATCCTCAAAATCTTCCTATTCCTTTGCAGTTCATGCCCAGGGAAATTGCCGACATCGGCCAAAATCCATACATTGGGTCAGCATTTACGAAAGCGTACAATCTCGGCGAAATGTCTCCATGGGAACTTGAGGGTGTAGGAGCTGCTAGAGATACTATTCCTTGGGCAGACCAGAGAGTGACTGGCTTTTCCATCAGCGAGCAAAACCCGCTCGTGCAGGCCCAGAAACAGGCGTTTATGGCTTCTATGCTTCCGGAGATACAGAACCAGATGGCTGTTGCTGGCCTTGGGAGATCATCTTCGGCAGCTGACGCAGTTGCAAACGCGTGGGCTCAGATGCTTCCCAGTGTCTTCGAGTCCGAGCTCGGGCGAGAGGAAAGGCGGATCGAACGTGGTCTTGGTGCTAGGCAGGGCTTGGCGAACTACCTCGCAGGTGCTGGAGGGCAGTACTTCCAGAGGCAGCAGGCTCAGTATGGTGCGTTGCGCGACATCGGTGACTGGTACCAAAACTATCTACAGAGTCGGGCTGATGCGAGGAATGATGAAATCAGGAGGCTTCAGGGCATCGGGGAAAACGCTCTTTTCCAGCCCCTCGGAGGCTTTTTGCCTTCTACGATTGGCTCACACACGAGGTCGAAATAGGAGGTTGACATGGCGTTTCCTATCATTGCGGCTATAATCTCGGCTCTAGGATCGGTGGCTGCAGCAAAGATGCAATCTCAAGGCCAGGCTGCTCAGGCAAGTGCATCGCGGATGGGTGGAGCGCAACAGCCGTTTACACCCGTCTCCAGCAATAGAGCTGCTGCCGCAAATGCTGCATCCGACGTTGCGCAAGCTATCCTGGCTCAGCGCGCTGCTTCTCAGCAGCCTGTTCCACCAGTCGTGGCGAGTACAGGAGGGCAGACACAATCAGGCGTTCCGTCGCAGCAGAACTACAATCAGTATCTCAGCAACGTCATCAGGCAGACTATGGAACAGTATCTCGGCCAGCGGGCTGGATACTAGGAGGATGTGATGCCAGTCTATGATGCTGCCATCCGGCCGATCATCGCTGATACGTTAGCACGAGGCCTCGTGGCCGGCAGGCCGTCTGGAGCGTCTATCAACAGGGCAATCATGCAGGCTGCCATTGGCTCCGGAGTGGCGCCGGCTGACACCACGGACAACGGTATCCAGCTCAAGGACCTCATTCTTCCCGTGGTAGCCGGAGCCATCGCTTCCATCTCCCCGAAGGCGGCTCATGCGGTGCAGATTGGCAGTGGTCTGCTTGGACTTCAAGCGCAGTTGCGCGGCCAGAAGCGACAGCAGGCCATGGAGCAGCAGGTCATGGAATCTGCTGCCAGGGCAAACCAGGAGCTTAGGGCCAGAACCGAAGCTGTTATCGCCGATCCTAACATGGATAGGCAGAAGAAGATTGCAGCCCTGGTCGCTCTCGGTCACAAGCCTGAGGACGCTATCAGGCTCACCGACCCATTCATCTCCATGGCTCCGAGCGAGGCTGCGCAGCAGTTCCAGCAGCTTCCGACAGGTTTCTCGTGGAAGCAAGGGGCTCCGCAGTACTCTACCTCCCTCCAGAAGATCGAGACGGATAAGGGGCAACAGCCGAAGGAGCCGAAGGTCAAGGAGGTAGTGGAAACGCCAGGCTTTGGGTTGGTTGGCATCATGGATACTGGAGAGGTCAGGCAACTGAAGCTAGGTGATAAGCGCCTCGACAAGCTGCAGAAAGAGGAAACCTCTAAGCGAGGTCAGGAAAGGGATAGGACGGTCGAAGAGCTTGACAGGGCCTATCGCTCGCTCATGACTGAGGCAAAGAGCCTCGATGCAGCTGCTCAGAAATCCTTCGAAACGACAGGTCACGTCCCTCAGCCGTTGAACGATCGTAGGCAGGAAGTGAAGCAGATGCTAGATGAACTCTCACGGCAGCTGTTTGAAGCTACTGCAGGGAAGCTGAAGAAGCAGCAGCCGCAGCCGACACCAGCTGCGCAGCCGACACAGCAGCAGCAGCAGCAAACGCAAAAGGACCCGAGGCAGGAGTACCTTGAGTTCTTTGGTGTAAAGCCTGGCGCTACCCCTGGCCTGGGCCTGAAGCTGAGGTAAAGAGATGGCTGACCTTAGGGAACTCTTGAACGACCCAGAGTTCATACTGATGCCGCGTAAGGATCGGCTTCAGATCATCAACCAGATCGCTCCCACTGATAGCACCTTCGCTTCGCTCGCTCCAGAGGAGCAGCAGGCGGTTATCTCCAGGCTGCTAGAATATCAGCAGGTTGACCTCCGAGCCGTCGTACAGCATCCGAAGTGGCAACAGATGCCAATAGAAGAGAGAGCTGATTGGCTCAACAAAAATGCCGGACGCGACCCGATGCTGTCGCAGCTGAAGCCTGGAGAGCAGCGAGTGGTACTCGGTAAGGCCCTTATCGCGAAGCAGACGCCTCCGCCACCTGACATGCTCGACCTGATGGTAGGCGACACTCAGCAAGTTCCTCTACAGCAGCGTAATGCGAAGCTGTTGCTTGGACGTTTGTATCCGCCTGAAATCCAGCAATACGGGCAGGAGCAGCTGATACGCTCCGCTCAGGAGGCCGTAGACAAGCAGAGCCTTGCCGAGCAGGTAGCGAACGCCTTGTCTCGCGGCATCAACCAGTTCGGCCAGAACACCATGGCCGTCCAACATGCGCTGGGCCTGCCGTACTCGCCGGAGATCGAATCTGGCGTTACGCTGCCGCTGGAGATGCAGCTCAAACCAAGCAAGCAGCAAGAGTACGAGGAGCAAGCCAAGCAACGCGCTGAGAAAGTAGCTAGGATCAGGGAAGCACTCTCGCAGAAGCTCGGTGTTCTTGGAAACATCGCCGGCATTCCCGCAAGCGTGGGCCTCTCCGTACTGAATGCCGTCGAGGGGGCTGTACAGAATCCAAAGGGAACACTGCTTGCACAGGCTGAGCAACTGCCAATCAGCTTGCCGCCGATGGTCATGGGCGGCATGGTAGCTTCGGCTCTCGGACCTCTTGCGCCGGCACTGTCGAAGTTTGTGGCGTATGGCGTTTCGTCAGCCATTCCAGAGGCTCTGTCTGAAGCCGGCGATACTTACCTGCAAGCCAGGCAGTCCGGAATGAGCCATGCCGAAGCCAGAAATGCGTTCGCCAAGGACTTTGCTAGCAACCTTGTTCTGCTATCCACCAGCAACAGCCTTGAGGCTGCATCGGCCTTTGGAGGTCTGAAGGCTCTCGCTGGTGGAGAGAAGGCCATCCAGAAGGCAGTCGAGGAGGCCGCTAAGAAGACGGCCGAACGCGTTGCCAAGACTTCGCTCATGCAACAGGCGCTGGATACTACCTTCCGATTGCTTGGTACTGGTGCCGAGGAAGGATTTGAAGAGTACGCCCAGGCAGGTTTCCAGCAAGCTGCGCAGGCTCCTGGGCAGTTCTGGGAGAAGTTGCTCAACCCGAGCCAGCGAGAAGAGCTCGAACGCATGACCCAGGCCGAGGCTGGCGCTGCACTCGGCATGGCGTTTGGCGCAGCCGGTGCCACGAAGGCACGGCTGGAGGATGCGGAGGCGCGTTATGAGGCTTTCAAACGAAGTCAAGAGGCAGCTGGAGGAGCTGGAGGGGATGGCTCTGCTAGCGAAGTGGAGGGCGGCGGAGTACCTCCGGAAGGCCCCACCGGACGAGGCAAAGGCTTTACGTGGTGGCCATGGGGACGAAAGGATCGTCAGGGAGGGGTGGATTCGGAGCGTACTGTCAGCTCTCGAAACGGGCAAGAGGGCATGGATTCAAGCGGTGAGGGAGAAGAAGGTCAAGGAGGTAGTCCTCCAGAAGGCCGAGGACCTCAGCCGCCTGTACCGCCTGTACGTCCTAGGGGGCCTAATGTCCCCGGAGGCATCGGAGTTAGCGTGGAGTCAAGTGATGGTGGAGGATCCGACGTTGTGGGAGATGACACCTCAGGAGGCGATGGAGGAGGAGGAACGCCTCAGGGCAGCGGAGGAGGAGGCCTCGGACTTGACGAAAACCTGGCTGAGCAGGCAGTCCTAGAGATTCTCGGTCAGGGCGAAGAAGCAGAACGCCGCAGACCATTCACTGCAGAGCTAAGGCGGCTACGCAACGTAGTTGCCAACATGGCACAGAGGCTCAACAGGCCAGGCCTGGCAAGGGCAGCCTTGACTGCCCCACTGGCGCACGGCTTCGCCAACGCTACCGCACTCCAGCTCCACGAGCGACTGTTCCCTGAGTCAGAACCTGGTGTACCGTTCTTCACGCTGGCCTTCGACGCACGAGGGTTCAAGAACGTCAATGATCACCTCGGCCAAGATGCTGGCGATGCACTGATAGAGACGATCGCCGCGGAGATGGCCGATGTTCTTGATCGCTATGCCAGCACGGGCTTTCGTGTCTTTGCGGCAAGACCAGGTGGCGACGAGTTTGTCGTTCGAGCTGGCTTGAGCTCCCAGGAGTCAGCTGAGGCTCTGGCAGCTAAGATTGCGGAAGTTACTGCACCAGAAGTACTTATGGGCAAGGTTACTGTGATTCCTCAAGAGGAGTTGACAAAGTACTACGGAGGGCTTAGATTCGGTATTGGGAGGACGAGTAACGATGCCTACGAACAACTTGCAGCAGTCAAGGGACGAGAGGGATCCTTTCGAGAGGTTGTTCGAAAACATAATGACAGGGAAGGTGGCTCCGGACAATCTGTACCTCCAGTTCCCGAGCGGTCGTCAAGTACTGTGGATAACGAAGGAGCAACTCCTCCAAGCGGCCCAGAGGTGGTGGCAGAAGAAACAGAACAGTCAGAACCAACCGTAGTAGAGAAGAAGCCGAAGAAGCCCAAGATTCTGCCTCCGAAGGAGCAGAACAAGGTCAGGAGGAAGGCGAAGTCCGATAAAACGGCCGTACAAGCCGTCGAGGAGGAGGGGGTGGCTACTACACCTACCCCAACCGAAGAAAAACGCGTTATAGAGGAACCTCGTGCGACTTCTGAGGAGCAAGCTGAGCCAAAACCTCCAACCGAGCCGACCGAAGAGGTCAAGACCGCCAAAGAGCCAGAAGCAAAGCCCACACAACCTACCCAGGAGGTCAAGTCGAAGGAGGAGGGACCTACGTTTGAAAGGTCGTCCTCTCTGCCGACCTCTCCAGAGGATTATCGTCAGTGGGCGTCTGAAGTTACAAGCCAAAAGGCCGGTAACATTCGCTCTTCCAGAAGGGCATGGCGTGACGCCCTACTTCATGGAGTTCCAGCCAAGTCCCCTGCGCCACAGACCGAGCGATACAGGGGCCTGCCAGCCCAGTCGAGGTCATACAACCCTGAAACTGTCGCTGCTTCGAACCTTGCTGCGATAAAGCTGATCAAGCAGCTCGAAGCAGAGGACAGAGGGCCGACCGATGAAGAGCTTGCCATCCTTCAGCGATTCAGAGGGTGGGGAGGGCTATCCGGACTCTTCAGCGCTTCGACCGAAAAGCTCTACCAGATGTATAAAGAGCTTGAAAACCTCCTTGGTAGGAGCGTCGTTTCCGCGATACGGTCCACCGTACTCAACTCGCATTACACGGATCCTGTTATCGCGATGTCTATCTGGGACGGACTCAAGCGAGCCCTGGAGGGCTATAAGGAACTGTTCGCTCTCGAACCTGCTGTCGGCTCAGGAATATTTATCGCAACCTCTCCGGAGGACATCACGTTCAAGTGGCATGCGACCGACATTGATCCGATTGCTACCAAGGTTACCAAGGTCGTAACAGAAGCTACTGGCATTCCGGCAATCGTCGAAAACAGAGGCTTTGAGACCCTATCAGTGCCTGATGGTTCATTCGACCTCGTAATCACCAACGTTCCGTTTGGTGACTACAAGCTTTACGAGAAGCGGTACAATCATCTTGAGCTGAGCATTCACAACCACTTCATCGTGAAGTCTCTTGACCTTGTGCGTCCCGGTGGGCTTGTTGTGGTTATCACCTCGCGCTACACGATGGACTCGAAGTCCCAGAAGGCCCGCCAGGAGATGTATCAGCGAGCCGATCTTGTCACTGCTATCCGTCTCCCTCAGGAAGCCCATGCGTTCGCAGGAACGAGAGTAGTCACTGACATCCTGGTATTCCGAAGGAGGAAACCAGGAGAACTTCCCGGTGATGCGACATGGCTCTCTACTGAAGAAGTAGAGATTGCTCCTAAACAAACCGTTGACCTCAACAGTTACTGGGCTGACCACAAGGATCACATTCTTGGCCATGCGTTTCTTGGGCGTGGTCTCTACAGCGATAACGAGTACGTGGTTGCCACCTATAACCCAGAGAAGATCCCAGAACAAATAACCGACCTATTTTCTCGTGATTTACAACAAGGCATATTTGCACCAGAGGACATCAAGTCTGAGCTTGCCAGCATCAAGTCTTCCATTTCAGGCAATTATCTTGGTGGCATAGTTCACGCAGATGGTAAACTCTACAGGGTAAAGAAAGATAGGCTTACTGACAGAGAAGAATACCACGAGATTGGCCCAGCTTCTGCCGATGATATCAAGAGGTTGAAGGCGCTTGACGCTCTTTATCAGGCGCTCGATAACGTCATTCGCGTTGCTAAAGACGGCATTCCTTCTCTCACTGAAGATGCGCTGGAGAAGCTCAAGGCTGCGTACAATGAGTTCAATAAGTCTTTTGGGCTCCTACGCTTTGAGAAGAACATGCGGTTCCTGCAACTTACTGAACACGGCAAGGCTTTGTTTGCCATTGACCATCCGAATGGCATTGAGCATACAAAGTTCTTCACGACGCAGAAGTCCATTCTCGGCCAGTCTAAGCTAAGAAGGATCGAGGAAGCGATTCCTATCATTGCTCTGAGGTCCGATGCTGACATAGTTGACATCCTAGCCCGCTCTGGCTATGAGGAGCTCGCAGGTAAGTCCAAAGCAGAGATAGTCGAATACCTATCAGAGCGAGGTCTTGCCTACTTTGACCCAGAGGAGCGCAAGGTTGTTCCTGCATTCATGTACCTCTCTGGGGACATAAGACACAAGCTTGAGATTGCCAAGAAGAACGCTGAAACGAACCCTCTCTTCAAGCACAACGCTCAGGCGCTTGAGCGCGTCCTTCCTCCTTGGAAGAGCTTCCAAGATATACCATTCAGACTTGGCAGCTCGTTCTTGGATAAGGAGCTTGTTGCAGGGTTTCTGCAGCTGATGCTGATGTACCCTGATAGATATGCTTCTCCTAGTGCCGCTGAGATCGTCCATGATCTTGTCGTCAAGGCAAGAGACCTAGGTCAATCAGTAAAAGATGTTCCAGAGCTAGTAGCTAGACGCGAACGTAGGAATTATTGGCTACGCATAAGGACAAATCGTGTTAACGGCGTTACAGATGTAGAGTTTACTGTTGAAAACAGTCGTGATTTTGACAGAGCTCTAAAGACGTTTTTCGACACGCGTGTTTCTAAGAGCATCCCAGAAGGGCGGATGCAGACTGTACTCAAGGACTTCTTCTTTGATCTCCTCAATGGGACGCGGACATTCCATACTCCATTCACAGCACGTGATTTTGAAGGGAGCGAGGAATATAGGAGGGACCAAGCAAGAAGCGAAAACGAGCAGTTCAACGCAGCTATGGAGCAGCTGTACGATGAGGCACTCCAAGGATTTCGGTCCTTCGTGGAAGGACACAACGGACTTCGCCAGTACGTTGAGGAACGCTATAACAGCCTACTCAACAGCTACGTCGCGCCGAAGCCTCCGATAGAGATGCTGAAGGATGAAGACGATGGTGCTTATAGGGTGCCTGGTATGAGCAAAGACAGTTGGCTTAGGCCATATCAGGCAGAATCTGTGGTAAAGACTGTATTTCGAGGCAGCCAGATGATTGCCCATGAGGTTGGCCTCGGGAAGACGTACGTCCTGTTGTCTACCGCTGCCTATGCCAAGCACCTTGGTATTGCGCGAAAGCCTGTTATCGCTGTACCAAAAGCTACGATCCGTCAGTTCGCTGAGGAGGCAAGAAGGAGCTTCCCTGGCCTTACGATCCTATCATCTGAGTCGGTAACCAAGGGAAGGGAAACGCTTCAATCCTTCCTTGCCGTCATGGCAGCAAGCGACTTCGATATTGCGATCATCACCCACGAACATCTAACACAGATCTCGCCATCTCCTGAATATATCCAGCAGGTCTTTGAAGAGATAGACGCACAAATCAGCGATGCTATCCGCGCTGCATCTGGTGACAGGCGGCTTGTCAAGAGGCTTCAGAAGGAGGCGCAAAGGTTTGAGCGCACGTTTAGGTATTTGGAAGGCCGTGCTAAGAAGAGCGGTATCTTCACGCTTGATAAAATCGGTATTGACTTCCTCTTTGTTGACGAAGCACACTTCTTCAAGTCTTATCCGTTGTTCGTGCTGCAGAACGTCAAGGGTGTTCCAACTACTAAATCACAGAGGTCTGTGATTCTCGATCTTCTGATTCGCAACATCAAAGATAGACGGCAGTCTGATACTGGCATCGTTCTCGCTACTGGTACGCCAATCGCCAATACGCTTCCAGAAGCCTACATTATGGCTCGCCTTGTCTCGGCAGAAGAACTGTCGAGAATTAACGTCAACACGATCAATAACTGGCTAGCTGCATTCGCTGCTGTGGATAACGACGTTGAGGTAAAAGCGACAGGAGAGATTGACGTTGTAGAGAGGCTGTCGCTGTTCGTTGATCCTGCCGCTTTCAGGAGAGCGCTCCGCACGAGCTGGTCTGTCGAGCTCGGCGAGGATCATGAGGACATTCTGCAGAGACCTAGGAAGGAGCAAATCGTCATTGAAGTAACGCCGACGCCAATTTTTCAGAAGTTCTTACTCTCGCTGCAAGAGAGAGCACAGGCTATCAAGAGGGGAGATGTAAGGCCTGAAGAGGACAACTTCCTGTACATAACTACCGATGCCTCCAAGGCTTCTGTTGACCTTCGCCTCGTAAGCAAGGATGCGACAGAAGAAGATGGCGTCAAGCTGCGTGCTGTGGCAGATAATGTGGCAAGGCTCTACAGTGAGTTTCCTGGTACTGCCCAGCTGATTTTCCTAGACAGAGGTATTTCCAGGACAAGCTGGGGCTTCTCGGCCTATGAGGAGCTCATTAGGCAGCTTGTCAAGCTTGGTATTCCACGAGAGGAGATCATTGACTTCTCGAAGCTAACCCAAGCTAAGAGGAAAGATGCTGAGGAAGGCATAAGGAGCGGAAAATACAGGGTTGCCATAGGTTCGACGAGGAAGCTAGGTACCGGCTTGAATGTCCAAGATGTCCTCGTTGCTGTTCACCATGTTGATGCTTCGTGGGTTCCGGCCGATATGGAGCAGCGTGAAGGACGCATCTGGCGCTCTGGCAACAAGAGCGATGTAGCCCGTATCTTCACGTATGTGACCAAAGGTTCTCTCGATACGCTCTTCTACAAAGCGCTGCACAGGAAGTCTTCTTTCATCAAGCAGTTCCTCAAGGATGGTGCTCTTGAGAGCGTCGTTGAGAGCATCCCAGATCAAATCACTTATGACGATATTGCCGCCGTCGCTGCTGCAGACAAGCGCCTTATTACCCTTGCCCAACTCCAGAAAGAGCTCAAGAAGCTAACACTTCGCAGAAAAGCGCAAGAAGACAAGGTAACTCGTACAGGATCGTCTATCGCAGAGGCACAGAGGTCGCTGCGGGTTGTGAGTGACGCGATACGCGACTACGAAGAAACCCTGAAGTTGCTAACTGGCCAAAAGGATATTCCAGCTAACGCCTTGGTAGACAGCATAGACATTGACGTAGATGAGAAGGATCCGAGGAAGCTTATCGTTCAGTACTATCCTGGGATGGACGGATTCGACGAACTCCTACCGAGGCTTCGCGAAAAGTTCGAGCAAATCAAGCAACGTGTGCGCGAGCAGCACAAGCGCATGGGTGATTACGATGTCAGCTTCATCGAGAAAGTGGAGCCTAGGGCGGTTCGAACTATCCCAGCAGAGCGCAAGCTTCACTTCCTCTCGCTGTTCGATATAAAGGTCAAATACGAAGCAAAGGAAGGTGCTAGAGAAGTTCGCGAGTCAATGTCCCTGTCCAACCAGCGGGACGAGCACTGGACTCCGCTCATGAGAGCCGCAGGTGCCGCCTGGTACTTGCCATCGCACATCGCTGCAGATATTTCGGTTGACAGGGCAAACCTTATCAATCGCGTGGAGAAGTCCATCGGTCCTGTAGCTGTATTTCGCGCTGCTCTCGGCGACGCAACAATGCTACAGCAAGGCCTCGAACTCCTTCGCGATGTCGAAGGGAAGCTCAATGAATACATTGAAAAAAGACAAACATCACTCGAACAAGAACAAAAAGCTCTGGCTGAAGCTAAGACGAACGAAAGGCAGGTAGCTCAGCAGATTGACGACGTGAAGCAAGACATTGCAGCCAATCCTCATGTTATCCAGTCTTCTGATGCTAGCTTTGTACGATCTTCAGCGCAGGAAGTAAGCGAGGAGGAACGCTCACTCGAAGAGGCTGGAATACCAGAAGGAGAGGGAGACGAAGAGGAAGGTGAGGAGACACCTCCTGAAGGTACGAGAGGAGTTCCACAGAAAAAGCTGAGCGTGGCCTCCGAGGAGGCTGGCATATCCATCGAGCTGACAGCTGAGAAAGAACGGCATGGCGTCAGCAGAGCCGATATCATTCGCTACGTTCAGGATAAGCTCGTATTGCGCGTCGTGAGGCCAGCACACATGAAGCTGTACCAGAAGAAGTATGCTGCGCTGTACGATGTTGATGCTGACTACGTCTCGCTTGCCTTCGGCGGTGATACCGACGCGCTCGCTCACGAGATAGGTCATGCCTTCTGGAATAGGTTCAAGATCAAAGATGCTCTGCCTAGTAAAGAGGCCATAGAGGAAATGCAGGCACTCGGCCGTGAGCTGTACCGTGATCCAGACATGGCCGACGATTTAGCCCTTGAGGAGGGCTTCGCCGAGGTCTTCAAGGCGTGGCTCTTTGGCGATGAGGCTCTGCACAAAGCCGCTCCGGCTGCCGGAAGCTGGCTCTCCTCGTTCATTGACGAACTTCCCGAGTACTCCAAGGACTACAAAGACCTCCGCGACATGTTCGATGCCTTCAGGAGGCAGGGGACGCGGGAACGCATGCTCAGGCAGCTCGGAATGTACAGGCCAAGTTTCGCAGAGAGGATTCGCCAGGCCTACCAGAAGTTGAAGATCGAACTTCCGCGCAAGCAGGCAAAGTTCCGGCGCCGCTGGCTAGATAGGTATGCTGCCATTCGCGACATCGTAGACGCCGTCTCTGAGGTCACGCAGCTTACCGCAGAGAAAGACCCATACAAGCTCGCCAGAGCCTTCTCCATGGCTTCCCGTGGCATAGCGAAGCAATGGGTGCTGGATGGCGTTGTTGATCCATTCACCGGCCAGCACCTGTTCAAATCGCTGCGTGATGCGTTCGAGCCGGCATTCGAAGCAGCTGCGCATCTACCAACGGAAGAGGTTGCTGAGGACGTTATCCTCTACGGCATAGCCCAGTACACCCTTGAACGTGCTGGCCGCGGTCAGAAGACTGGTGTGTACGTTGCTGATGCCAACGAGATGCTCCGGCAGCTTGCCGTGAAGTACCAGAGCAAGATCGGCGTTATCGAGCAGGCAGCCAGGGACGTGACTGCGTGGAACCACGCCGTCATTGACTGGCTCGCCTACGTTGGCTCGCTTACCCAAGAGCAGGCAGAGCGAATCAAGGGGAGCTTCGCCTTCTACGTCCCGATGCTGCGGGCCTTCAAGGAATACGATGAAACGACGGTCAAGCGCGAAGGGAAGCCAGGAGGTCGGCGAATCCCCATTAGCACGGTTCGGAGGTTCAAGGGCTCGAAGCGCGAGACCATCAATCCTCTCGATGCGATGGTTTTCCAGACCGAGAGGTTCATTGACGCCGGTATCCGAACCAGGATTGCGATCGCGTTCCGCGACCTTGCAGAGAAGACGCCAATGCACGGATGGTGGATGGCCAAGGTTCCGCGGACGGACCAGGCCAAGCTCAAGTTCAAGCTCGGCAGGGTTGTTGAGGAGATCGAAAAACAGTTCGGCACAGAGCTTGACGAAGTCTTCGACGAGCAGGAGCTCGATGCTTTTCTGACGCTCTGGGCCAACCATCCGGCCTTTTTGGACCCGAAGGAGCCCATCATCGTATTCCGCGATCGTGGAAAAACTGAGTTCTGGCGCATCAATGACCAAGACCTGTTGGACACGCTGCGAGAATCGGATGAACTTACAATCGGCTCGTTCCTCCGCACGCTTCTTGCGCCTCTTGGGCGGCTAGCGCGTCTGCAACGTCTTGGCGCCACAGGTCTGAACCCTGGATTCACCTTCGTGACGGCGCTCTTGCGAGACGTTTGGGATGCCTTCATGGTTACTAAGTGGACTGCCAAGGCGTATCCGAGGCGGACCTTCGAAGCGCTCCAAGAGCTTGTGCTTCAGACGCTCGGCAAGGATTCTCCTGCTGCAAAGGCGTTCAAAGAGATGGGCGCTGAAATGACCACTCTTATGGGCCTTGACAGGCGCGTCGCGAAAGACATTCGAGACTCCATCATGCTGCGGGCAAAGACAACGAAGGGCAAGGTCAAGTTCATTATCATGCACCCTGTTGACAGCCTGAGAGCATTCTTCGGTGGCGAGGAAATTGCCCTTCGTCTACCTGAGTTCTCCAAGACGTATGAAGAGCAGAAGGCCAAAGGCGCAAGCGAGCAGACAGCTCGCATCGAGGCGCTGCTGGCAGCGAAGGAAGTCACCCTTGACTTCTCCAAGGCTGGTGTCTATGCCAGGTTCCTGAATAACTACATCCCGTTCTTCAATGCTGCTATAAGGGATATTGACAGGTTCGTTTCCTCGATGCGGACGAACCCGAGGAAGGTATTCTGGCGAGCCTTCCTCTCGATTACAGTACCCTCTATCATTCTCTACCTCATGAACTCTGATGAAGACTGGTATGACGAAATCCCAGAATGGGAGCGTGCATTGTTTATCCACATCAAGATTGGAGAGCACAGCGATGGAAAACCGTTCGTTCTACGCATACCGTACCCATTCACCTTTGGTCTGGTATTCGGTGCCTTCCCAGTCATGCTGTTGCGAACCCTTCACAAGGGCTCCAATGACGTTGACTGGCAGCGGTGGAAGCAAACTGTCATGGAGAAGCTCCTGCCTCCTACCAGAGTTCCACTCATCTCCACGATCTACGACCTGGCGGTAAACAAGGGATGGACCGGCCAGCCGATCGTTCCAGAGGGTCTCGCGAAGGTGGAAGACAAATACCAGTTCCTGCGGAACACTTCGGAGTTCTATAAGTGGATTGGGGAAATGACCGGGCTCAGCCCGCTCAAGGTGCAGTATGCTGTGCGAGACCTTACCGGCGGCCTATCCGAGACGTTCACGAACCCGCTGAAGGCCAGAAGGGAAATGGCTGACTGGCCGGTTATCGGACGCTTGTTCATGCGTAACGAGCGCTTCGGCAAGAGCTATCAGGAGCTCTATGATGACCTGAAGAAGGCAGAGGAAGCTTATAACACCATCCTCAGGCTTCGGAAGATGGGAGAGATTGACAAGGCGGTCAAGGTGGCTCTTGATAATGCGGAGCTGCTCGGATTCAAGGATACAGACTTCAGAATCGCAATGCTGAGAAGGTCGCTTGAGCTTAGGAATCGTGACTTCCCGGCGAGCTTCTACTTCCCGAACCTCAAGCGCCTACGCGAGCAAGCGGACACGCTTGGCCAAATGACGAGAGAAGGTTCCTCGCCCTATGATATAACCTTAGAGGCGCGGAAGATGCGCCAGGAGGCGGCGCGATGATCATTGATGTACTACCCACGGTCTTCGTTCTCTGGCTTACCGCCAACGGCGGTGCGATCGTGTTGCCCGAGACAAGTCAATATGACGCTCCACAATTTAGAGTAATGCCAATGAGGCCGATTGACGATGATAGCTGGTATGACAGGCGGCAGCCTCCAGAAATCTTCTGCGAACGAGGCAAGCCAGAATGTGAGAGAGCTTACCTCATTGGCAGGGGAAAATTCTCCTACGCAGCAATAACGTGCACAGATTGGTGCGTTGCTATGACGCTCGGTAAGGCTGAGAACGGAGCGTACGAAGCGCATACCTACGAGTGGCATGGAACTATGACCTTCGGACCAGGGGAATTCGATACCTTCATTTTCGAGCTTGCGCCGGAGCAGATAGTTTCCTACTGGCACATGGAAGCTTCCAGCATGTACTGGACAATCCTGAACTTTCATCCGTTCGACATGCTTTGCTGCCCATTCACTGGGTTGTGGAGGTGAAGATGCACGATATTCCGCTTATCCTAACAGTTGCACAGGGAATCATCGTTGGCCTGCTCTCGATTACGTGGTTCTACTTTCGAGCAGACAGGGACAACCTGATTAGGTCCCTAGAGAAGCTTTCAACACGTCTCGAAGAGTTGACAGAGGAGCTTAGGCAGACGATGGTGGAACATGAGAGGCGGCTTTCTCGTATCGAAGGAAAACATTACAAGCAATGGGTTGACTAGGAGGAGTATCTATGGAGAAGTTTACGGAGCTCCCTGATTTGGTTATTCTACACTGCAGCGATACAGAAGACGGTGAAGTGCTGGATGCTGAAAGCATCAAGCGCTATCACAAGTCGGTCAACGGCTGGGATGATATTGGCTACCACTTCGTCATTGAGCGCGTCGGTGACTCCCTCCGCTTGGTCCAGGGGCGTGACATTCGATACGTTGGCTCGCACTGCAAGGGACAGAACCACAGGTCTATCGGCGTATGCGTGGTAGGCAAGTTCGAACGGGTCGTGCCTGACCCAGTCCTGGACTTCACGGCAAAGTGCATGGCGCAGATCATGTACTCCTTCCACTTGCCACCGTCGGCCCTGGCATTCCACCGCGACTTCACCGACGCAAAGACATGTCCTGGAACGGCTTGGAAGAAAGACTACCTCCAGACGCTGGTAGGCGAATACATGATGCGGCTAGGGGGCTTGACAAGGCGCCCATGAGACGTTACGCTGTGATTGTCGGGCAGAAAGATGCCCGACAGAAAGGAGGCTAACATGAGTGATTACAAGGGTTTGTTGCTGTCCAAGACCTTCTGGGGGGCCATCCTCATGGCCGCCGCTTTCGTTTGGAAGCCGGCCCAGGATGTCTCTCCGGACGATATCGTGGCCATCCTTGACCACGTTATCGCCGCCGTCGGTCTGATCCTCGCCATCGTCGGCCGCATCAAGGCGAACAAGATCATCAAGGGAATCTTCTAGAAAAACTCCCCCCGGCTTCTGGTGGCCGGGGGGATGACGCGAGGAGGAGTGGGCTGCGCGCCCACATAACAATATAAGACGGGAGGGAGAGTTTATGGCAATCCAGAGGTTCAAATCCGAGGAGGAGTGGCTGCGGGCTCGTCAGGCATGGGTAGGTGCCTCCGAGCTCGCAGCTGTCTTGGGGCTCTCGCCCTGGAAGACGGCCTTCCAGCTTTGGCTTGAGAAAACCGGGAGGGCTCAGCCGCCGGCTGAAAACGTGCGGATGCGGGCTGGGAAGGCGCTGGAGCAGGTGGTGCTCAAGGAGTACGAAGAGCACACTGGCGCTGTGGTACTGCCTACGCCGCTGATGGTGCTGGTTCATGATCACCTTGCTCTGGCGGCCACTCCTGATGCGATCTGCGACACTCCGCCAGCCGGTGTGTCCGACATCAAGGTCGGGGTAGAGGCTAAGACCTCCATGTCCAGGTATGGCTGGGGTGAGCCCTTTTCTGATGATGTGCCGATGCACTACTACGTCCAGGTGGTAGCCCAGTTGATGCTCGCCCGCGAATACCTTGACAGGTCGTTCGAACGCTGGGACGTGGCAGCTATGTTCGCCTTGCGCGACTTCGACGTGTACACCATCACATATGCGCCACAAGTGAGAGCTCTATGGGAGCGCATCCTTGAGGAGGTGGACAAGTTCTGGTGGCACGTCACGCAAGACAAGGCACCAGCCGTGGACGGCTCGGACGCTGCGGCTCGATGGATATTGGACCAGTTCAGAATACCCGGCTCCAGCATCATCAAGCAAGCGACACCAGAGCAAGAGCAAATCTTGCGGGAGTACGCAGTTGTGCGGCTGAAGCTCAAGGAAATGGAGGCCGAGGTCGGCCGCCTTGAGAACGTCATCAAGATGGCTATCGGCGACGATCTTGGCCTGGAAGGCGAAGCTGGACTTGTGAAGTGGACGCCAGTCAAGGGCAGCGCAAGGGTTGATTGGAAGGCTGTGGCGATGGAGCTTGGTGCGACTCCAGAGCTGATCGCCAAGCACACGCAAATCGGCCAAGAGACGCGTCGTTTCATCTGGAAGGGAAAGGAGGACTAACATGCAAGACAAGCTCGCTGTCCAGGAGAAGTATCGTACGCTTGCCCAGGCGCTGGAGCAGGCGAAGGCAGAGCTGGCCAAGGCTATCCCTGGTGACGTGTTCACCGCGGATCGCCTCGTGCGGCTCGCATTGACTGCCGTCACGCGGCAGCCGCTACTGCTGCAGTGCACCATCCCGACCATTCGTTTGGCCGTGCTGCAGTCCGCCCAGCTCGGGCTTGACCCGTCCGGTGTCTTGGGTGAGGCCTATATCGTGCCATTCTTCAATGGCAAGAAGAAAGTGTACGAGGCGCAGCTGATTATCGGCTATCGCGGACTCCTGCTTCTGGCTTACCGCTCCGGAATCATCGAGCACATCTCGGCTCACGTGGTCTACAAGGACGATGAGTTCGTCTACCAGCCACATCTAAAGAACCCGATATTTCACCAGCCTGACATGAACAAGCCTCGTAGCCATGAGAATATTGTGGCTGCGTACATGGTGGCCCAAGTGAAGGGATCAGACTGGGTGCACTGCGAGGTCATGACGCGCCAGGAAATCGAAGCCGTCCGTGCGCGCTCGAAACAGCCCGATGGCGAACTCTGGCGACAAAACTACGCTGAAGCTTGCCGAAAGACGGTACTGCGCCGCGGTTTGAAGTACCTGCCGCTCAACTTGGTCGCGCTGGCTGAGGAGGAAGTTGAAGAAACGCCGGTAAGCCAGGAGGTGATTGATGTGGCCGTCGAGAGCGAGGAGCATGCTCCAGCAGAGGTCCAAGACGTTCAGGAAGCGGAGGACAGCGGCAAGGCGGCGGAGATCCTGCAGCGCGTGGAACGGCGCAGGGCACGGCTGCAGGAAGAGCCGGAACCGGAACCCACTGTGCTCTTCGGCTCCGATGAAAGCTAAAGCCAAGGTAGACTTCTCGCCCTACAGGAGCGAGCTTGAGATGCTCTACGCGCAGTTTCTCGATCAGCTCGTTCGCGAGGGCATAATCCACTCGTACTACTACGAGCCTTCGACTTGGCACCTTGGCTATCGCATGTCCTACTGCCCTGACTTCCTCGTGATTCTTCCCGACGGTTCGATGGAGTGGCACGAGGTCAAGGGCAGGCCGAGAGAAGATGCGCTGGTCAAGTTGAAGGCTGCGGCGTCACAGTACCCACTGTTTGCCTGGGCCCTAATCACGGCGAAGGTCAGGAAGAAAGGCTGTACGTTCTACCGCAAGGACGTTGGCAGCGACGCCCTGCGGGAGGTCGGCCACTTACACCTAGAGGGAAGGGAAAGCGGCAATGGAAAGCGTCGTTAGCGGTGTCCTGTTAGGAATTGTCGGGCTTATCGGGATGTGGTACTTGGTAGCCAAGGCGCTTGAGGAAGAGGCGGAACTTGATGCCCACTTGAGGGGGTGGGACCATGATGCCGATGAGTTTGATATCCAGAAAGACCGGTGATGTTATCTACCTCCCAGCGAATGAGCGGAAGCGCGTCCACGATCGCTGGGTATACAGGCTTGGTGCGGCGCTAATAGTAGACGCCATCGAAGCGGCATGCGCATATCCATATGAGAGAATGTCCAAGGTCGAGATCTTCACATCTGCACTCTGGCTCCTCTCTGAAGATCGCTCAGCCATGTCCTTCCGCTCCTGGTGCGAGGAACTCGGCTTCACATGGCATGACTGCCGAGAGGCGGTAAGGAAGCTGCTGCTCGAGCATGCGCGGACGTATACAGTTACTCGCCTTGCTGAGTTTTCCGCGTCTAAGCTCGACCAAAAGACCATCCTGGAGCTGCTGGCAAGGGAGTTCAACTTTCGCAGCCCTTCCGAGCCCAGGCATACAATCAAGCCGCAAAGGTGCCCTACCTGCGGAAAAAACTCCAAGGTAAAGCATTCGCTCGCTCCGGTTGGTACATGGCCTGAAGATCTTCTCTTTCCCTTGCAGTATCGCGAAGAGGCTCTCTTCTGCTCCTACGCGTGCTACGTACAGGCGCTCGCTGACCTAGGCATAGCAGAACCACAGCGCTGCCACCAGCGAGCGCCTTTCCACTCTACAGACCTCTCCCACCGCATCTACGGCATCATGAGGGTGATGTACGGAGAGGAACAATAGTCTTCACAGGAGGGCACAATGCACGTCAAGTATCGAAACCATGCCAAACTGGTGGAGGAGATGCTTCTTAGCTCAGTCTGGCTCGGCCAGCCGCTCCATGTGCGGGTGGTGTGGGTCGGCCTCCTCGTCATGGCTAGGCCTGGTCAGCTTGCCGACGGCACGAAGGTTGGCATCGTCTACGGCACGCGTGCGGCTCTTGCCAACGCTATAGACGTACCGCTTGACCTGTTCGAGGATGCCTTGGCCATCCTCATGGCTCCAGATCCTAACTCAACGTCGAAAGCCTTCGAGGGCAGAAGGGTGATCGAGGCCGGCCCGAATCTCTTGGCCGTCGTGAACTACCACAAGTTCAGGTCGCTACCAGACTACGAGGCCAGAAACGAGAAGAAACGGCTTGCCATGCGGCGCCTCAGAGATGAGAGGAGGGCTCAGGCGAACACCGATGTTGGGCCGTGTTACCAAATGTTACCCAAACTCGGTAACGGAAATGCAAAAGTCCATGTGGCTCAAGTGGCTACAAAGACCCCTGTTACCACAGGTGTTACTACCCCTGTTACCACCTGTTACCAGATGTTACCCAAACTCGGTAATGGAATCGTAAAACTCGAATCGGCTCAAGTAGATACAAAGGGTGCTGTTACCACGGTGTTACCACGTGTTACCACGACCCCCCAAAACTGCCCCTCTGACCCCCATTTGCAGGAAAATGACAGTCACGAAACAGTCATAACCGAGAAAACTGCTCAAAACGGCCAGATCGAGGGTGCCAAAATGGCACATCGCGAGTCCCCTACCTTATTTTCTACCCGTAGTGTTACCACTGTACTAGGTAATATATTAAGTACTACAGTAAAAGATAGAAAAGAAAACGTAGTTCAGGAGAAAATACAGGAGAGCGGAGAGATAGAGAGTAGAGAGGGGTGCAGGGGAGAGGAGAGAGGAAGAGAGACGCGGAGGATGGATGCCACGGCTGAAGGAGAACTTTTCGACTTTTCTGACGAAGACGTGACACTAGCCGAATCCAAACCAAAGACCAAGGCTTCGAACGGCAAGTCTCTCAGCCAGGCGTCCTCTCTCTGGGTGCTGGCCAAAGGCGAGAAGCCTGTCCTTGTCTTCCCCTGCAAGGGCACCGCGGATGAATGGCCGCTCTCTCCAAGGGCTTACGAGTGGCTGAAGCGGCAGTTTCCCATGCTTGACGTAGACGCCGAGCTTCGCTCAGCTCTCGCCTGGCTGATGGGTAATCCAGAACGCATCAAGACGTTCAAGGGCATGCCACGCTACATCACGAACTGGCTCGATAACGCAGCCAGGAGACCAAAGACGGCCTTCAGGCCTCAGCCGCAGCCAGACCAGCTCTTCACCCCAGAGGAGCAAGAGATGCTGCGCAGACGGCGTGAAGAGCGTAAAAAGCAGGAGGGAGGGATCCAATGACTTGGGATGAGTTCGTTGACTGGTACAACGAGTATTGCTTCGTAAGCCCAAGGACGCCATCCTGGATGGCGGAGGTTGCCAAGCGTTCCACGGAGTCCGGAACGCCTATGACCTCCAGGAACGTGCTCGAAGGCTGGCATCGCTCGCTCCAGCCGCGAATGGCTTGGGCTGTGCGGCGAGCAACCGAACAGCTTGCCCAGGAAGGCGTGCTCCATGAGCTGCATCCTGACAGGCACCTTGGGGCCATCATCGCCAGGGCCAAGGAAATCGAGGAGCGACAGACGTTCGGCCGGGCAAGTGACTCTTACTGGGACGACTACAGCTGCGACCTTTGCCATGGACTTGGCATCGTGGTGATTGACAAGAACTACCCAGATGGGAAGGTCTACCAGGCTTCGGTGGCTTGCGTTTGCGAGCGCGGCAACAACCCTGGCTTCCCTGGGCTCAGGAGACTGCGGAAGGGAGACGTGTTCGCTGGAACCGAGGTGGCGTTCGAGGGATGAGATGCCCGGATTTCGCACGACGTTGGCTTATAAGCCATTTTGATGAGGGGGGTGGCATTGGTTCATTACCCACCACGGGAAAACGTCCTATAAGCCAAAATCGTGGGATTCTCGGGGGTATCATGACGGCCACCATTGGGGCATGCTGCGAGACCTTGGACCTGGACCCCTTGACAAGGTGACTGACGCTGTGCTATATTGGCAGGTGAAAGGAGGGCGATGCCGTGATGCAATGGCTGGAAAGGGACGATGTGAAGGTTCGAGGGCACGAGGCAGTCCACGTCGGCTGCGGTGGTTCGGCGGCAAGCGAGGGGCGCGTGCTTCTACGGGAGATCGCGATGGAAGAGTTCGACCCGATCCCCTTAGGCGAGCCCATCAAGCTCAGGGCAGCTGTGTGTGAGCGCTGTGGGGCGATCCTCGCGGTGGTTTCCGTCGTGAGGCCGTAGCGGAGAAGAGGAGGGAGCTGAGCATGGCGGATAAAAAACTTACCTTCTGGATTCACGTGGCACCCGACGTAGATGCTGTCCACTGGGAGGCTATGACGAGAAGTCACGGTGTACTCCATATTTTTGGCAGCGATATATGGACCGAGGTGTTCTCTGGATCCGCTGGAGGCGCGTGCCGTCGCCTGCGCGAGATCGCGGATGAAATAGAGGCCGAGACAAAGGTCGCGGCCAGGAAAGGAGAGAACGATGCCTAAGACACCGATCGCTGCGACATGCGAAGTAGAACTCCCGTTCGAAATGTTGTGGCTGAGCGTGACCGTTGGCAAGGATGGCGCTACAAGCCTCCGCCTAGAAGGCAAGTACGAGGACATCTGGGTTCACACAGACTCGCCAGACGAGCTGCGCCGAATCCTCCAAACGGCGCTCAAGCTCCTGGATGAGGCCGTCGCCGAGCGGCAACGGAGGAAATCATGAATAGAGTACCGTTTGCCGCTACCTGCGGCATGGACTCAAGCTTCACGACACTGCGGTTGAAGGTCCACATCATGGAGAACGGATACACAAGCTTCATCCTGGAAGGCGATAACAACAACATTTCGATTTCTATGAAATCGCCATACGAGCTGCGTAGGATTTTCGAGATGGCACTCGAAGTTATTGACGAGGCCGTGGCTGAGAAAAAGCGCCGCGAGTCTGATGGGAGGTGACCCATGGCATGGAGGCAATTCTGCGGTGTTAGCGAGGAATTCTATGATAGCCATAAAACAGCCATCAAACGACTGCGCGATCTTCTCGATATGGCAGAGGAGCATCTTGACGCTTACGGAAACACAGACGCGCAGTTCGCAGAGTATATGCTCAGAAAATACCAATCGCTTATCGTAGAGATGTATACCCTTGCAGAAGGAGTTCTTGATTATCTTCACAAGAACACAAAATGGATCGTCTACGGCGATGATTTCCAAGACGACCATGGGAGGTGAACTGTGGCGTGGAGGCGATTTTGCAGCATCTGTGATGTATTCTACGACTCCCATAAGGCTGCCATCAAACGAATGCGCGAGCTTCTCGATGAGGCAGAGCAATACCTTGACTCGTACGGAAATAAAGATGCAGAAATGTCAGAGAAAATGCTGAGACGATACGAAGAGCTTGTTGGAGATGCCTACGAGATTGCTACGCGCATTTGGTCACACGCCGAAGATAACAAAAAGTTGGTAGTCTACGGCTCCAGTAGCCAGGGAGGGAAGGTATGAAGGACACATTCACAGGCTTCGACGATAGGTTCTACGTCAGGCAGAAGCAGGTTCTCGATATGATTGAGGGACTGCTCGAAACTGCAAGATCGGCTTTGGAGAAGTACGAGGCAGGCGAGCTCGAAGATGTTGTAGCTTCTCTTGAGAACTATGCGTCTGTGCTCGAAGCGCTTGCTTCTGCAGCTGATGAAGCGTTGGATGACACCGAGACCAAGGTGTGGTACCTCCTCTACGGAAATGAAGACGCAGACGACTACGTCAGGCTTGAGGAAAAGGAGGTCGAGTAGGTATGCGGTTCGAGCTCGATGCGGACACAATGTTTTCATTGCTCTCTGTTGCGTTACTGCTTGTCGGTATCGGCTGGGCATGCTTCGGTATTTCCTGCCTTTGGACGCTGAAGAAGTTTTTCGGCAGTGATGAGGATTAGGAGGTAAGTATGGCAAGAAGGGCAATGTACTGCTTCTACTGCGGGCAGCCGCTCGATAGTAGGTTCTCGGTTCCCGAGCATCAGGGAGGCGGGCGCTACTTCTTCATCTGCTCCGCCTGCAACCGTAGGTGGACGGACAATGAGATTGTGAAGGTGTGCCCGCACTGCAAGAAGGCCGGCGTGATGCTCGATCATGAAGTAGCCCCGTGCACTGAAGACGAACTCTACTGGGAGGAACACTATGACTCATAAGGATATAACTGCAGCACTGAACGAGCTTGCCGCGATATGCCATGCAGAAGCCAGACAGCGCGGCTTCTGGGACAAGGAGCGTAACTTCGGCGAGACGCTGATGCTTATTGTGACCGAGCTTGCCGAGGCTTGCGAAGCGGCGAGGCACAGGAACCCACCGAGCGAGTACCTCGACGGCATCCGGCAGGTGGAGGAAGAACTCGCCGATGCTCTCATCCGCATCATGGACTGGTGCGGTGGTACTGGAATCAAGATTGGCGATGTGGTCTTTGCGAAGATGGCCTACAATCGAACGCGTGAGCGGATGCATGGGAAGGCGTTCTGATGTTCTCCTGTTCCTGCGAGTGCTCTTGATTGCACGCAAGATCATGCGATGGTGGAAGACGAGGTTTATCACGAGGAAGGAAATCGAAAGGAGGATTGACGATGCGCTCAAAAAAGAAGGTCCTTGAACCATGGCCTGTAAGGTTGCTTGCCGCGGCCGAAGGGGCGGGAATGAATCTTGAGGAGCTGAAGAAGTTCATGATCTACGAGTTGCGGATCTCTCCAGCCGCGGTGAATGCGTGGTTTCGTGTAGGCAAGAACTCAAGGCAGCCTCGCATGTGGGTGCAAGAGCTACTCCTGGAAAGGATAAAGCGGGGGAAATGATCTTCGTGATACGGCTCACGCGACAGTATGAGAGAAAAAGGCGGAAGCCAACAACGAGGCTCCCAAGGCCTATTCGTCTTCGACTAACTCTCTTTCCCCGCGGTCCTTCCGTTACCACGCCACTGCGCCCGAGAACGGCCTGGGAGCAGCAGGTGTTCGACCTCATCAAAAAATGGTTTGGAAAATACCGCCCTGGTTACGCATTCGAGCTCTTGGACTGGCAGGGGTCCGGATATCTCGGCTTGTGGGCAGTCAGCGTGTTTTTGATCCCGCCGTCCAAGGCAGACAGGACGAAGTTGATTGAGCCCCGTCGTTTGAAACCCGAGGACCTTCGCGTAGAAGCCATGCCCGGGGCGCTCGACAAGAGATAACCTGGGTGTTTCCTCCCTTCGCAAGGCGGGCGTCGTGCCCGCCCCTTTTTTTTTCTCCCGGCTTGGCGGAGTCGGGGGGGGACTTGACAACCTGACCGCGAGGCGTTACATTGTGAGCGAAGGGAGGGAACTATGAGGGACAGACGGATTTCCATCTTGAAGGAACAGTTGGAACGTATTGGCTTCCTGGTGATGATTTGGAAGCCGGACCGGCACTACAGGGTGCTGGTCGCGTGGAAAGACAGAGGCCAAGTATCTGCCTGGGGGAGCGCCGGCGAGATCGAGGCAATCCTTGCCGGCGTTCTCCTGGGCTACAACGCGGCAAGCGAGAAAGGAGGGGAGCATGCGTAAGGTGGTCTCGTGCCCCCTGTGCGGGGGCCCGATGTGGGACGGCCGGGCTATGTGCCCTGTGTGCTCGGCCCATCGAAGGGAGGCCGAGCAGCTAGGCCGTTGCCCTGGCCAAGGACGCAAGCCGCTGCCGGTGCACAACGGACGGTGCGGCATTTGCGGAAAGGAGAGGGAGCAATGAAGCATGAATGGAGCAACTGGGTTGTGGTACGGATAATGGGCGCAACCGGCTGGTACGACCTGGTGGCGCAAACCCGTTATCACCATTGCACGCATTGCCACGAGCGGATGGTGGAGCTGAGGCCGATTTCGCGCAATGCTGATTCCTGGCGGCCCGCCGGCAACCCGTTCGCGGATCGTTGGCAAGGACCGATCTTCCTGGAGCTGGATGCTCCAGAGGCCGGGCGCTGGAATGGATGGCTGCGACGGATGCGCGCCACCATGTGGCCGGCGTGGATACGGCACCATGACGGCTACGACGGCCTAGTGACCTACGGCTTGTTTGTCGAAGGCCCCATCAATGAATCAACGACTGCTGGCTATGAAGCATCCTCGCCGGCAACGGCGCATAGCGAGGATGATGCATACGCCCAGCCCCGGGGCTAAGCGGGGCAAGAAGGGAGGGTCAAATGGCAAAACCTCACGAGGTCCACAGAGCACGGCTGGCGCTCGAGGAGGCTATCCGCGTCATGTTCGCCGCCAGGCGGGAAGTCAGGCCCCCTTGGGGCGAATGCACACGCGAGGCGCAGTACTACCGCGACCTCGACGTGAGCTCCCTGGCGGAGTTGCGGGATGCAGCGGAAAAGTTGCGGAGGCTCGCATGGCGGCCACCGGCGGAGCGAAAGGAGGGGCTATGGCCAGCATTATGGCGGTTGCAGCGAGCATGGGCGAATAGTCACGTCGCACTGGACGGGTTTTACTGGGCGCGGAGCACGATGAAACCCGGAGACGCGGCGCTTGAGACGGTGCGCAGTGCGGTGGACACGCTCTTTCGATGATTGCGGAACCGAAGGCCGGCAAGACCCCGGCCCCGGGGCTAAGCGGGGCAAGAAGGGAGGGAACATGATCATTCTTGGATACAATCGCGAGTTGGGAATCGGCACGGTGAAGCTCCAAAACGGGACGATCCGGCTGGGGATGCAAGGCAAAACGAGGGGCAAGCTCACCATCGTGCCCGTGCTGGAGCAAGATCCTGGTGCCGAACGTTTGTGGACACTGCTTGCAAGTTTTGACCGTACGCCTGATGGCATTGTGCTGCGGCCGTGCCGTGGGAGTGAGCGCGACGACAGGCGGTTGCTGCTGGTGGTGACGGGAGAACCGCCGAAAGCTCGTTACAACGAATACTGGCGCGCCGCCGTGCCCATTTGGGGACGCGACAAGCTCGAAGGCGTGGAGACCCTGGCTTCCGGCTGGGGTGCGTGGGAAGAGGAAGGATGGGATTTTGACGGGGGCTGGGAAGAGGCAATACTCTTGGTAGAACCTGGCGCTGCGTTTGTGGTGCCGAGTTGGTATCGGCATGACGAGCAGCTAATCTCTTGGGATGGTGAGAGCCTGGCCGTATGCGGCCAAAACGAGCGAATGGAAATCGGGTATCCAATGGGAGGGAACAATGCCTAAGCCTAAGAAGGTGCGCAAGGACCAATTCTTTCGGCTTATGCGGAGGTTCTATAATGCCAGGAGGCCTAATGTTAGCGTTATCAAAGAGTTGGCGTTCGGCGACGCCGTCAAGGAGTGCAGCAGCACGTTGAAGGCTTTGTTTGAGCAAGTGGGACCCGGCACGAGCGGTTACAAGGTTGTGATCGTATACGATGAAGGCGGTGGCAGCTACGTAGTGCGCGACCAATGGGGAGGCCGGCTGTTTTCCTACAAGGTCCACGTGGAAGCTGGGGTGTTACCCGGGGATTGACAAACATGGTTTAGGCACTACATTGTAACCTGAAGGGAGGGAAACATGGCAGCCTATACCGTGTACGAGGTCGGATACCCAGAGTTCGAGGAGGTTGTCGAGGCCGACAGCCCCCGCGAGGCGGCGGAGCTGGTGGCGTGCGACTTCGAGCGCGCCGACCGCACCTACTGGGTGCGGTTCATCGTCGAGGACCCGGGCGGGAGGCGCCGGTGGCGCGTCACGGTGCCCGTGCACCCCGAGGAACCCGATTGCCCCGGTGGCGGGCACGAGTGGCGCGCGCCCGTCGAGGTGGTGGGCGGGCTCAAGGAGAACCCCGGCGTCTGGACCCACGGCGCCGGGGTGGTGTACCGGGAGGTATGCCGGCATTGCGGCACCTACCGCGTCACAGACACCTGGGCGCAGGATCCAGAGACCGGGGAACAGGGGCTAGAGGCCGTAGAGTACTTGCCGGCCGATGAGCTCTCGCTCGCATGGGTTCGGCGCTTGAGGGGAGAGGGGGATGAACAATGAGGACACCAAAAACTTTGTTCGAGACACCTGCGGAATGGGGATGTGGTGGCGAGGTGTTTTGGCTCTCCCGGTGCTCGCTCGAACGTGCGCTGCGCGAGCTGTACGCCGGTGGTGGCCCGGGCTGGGAGCGGGCAAGCGTGCAGCAATGCCGGCAATGGTACCACGTCGAAGGCGGCGTGTATCAGGAACCGCGCTCTCGCGAGCAGAGGCGCTTCCGCTACAACCGCGCTCGGGAGGTGTGGGAGCCGCTATAGGCGCGCTCTCGGGAGCTATGGGCGGGCACGCAAGCCCGCCTTTTTTGTTTCCCGGGGACTTGACAGGTGACTGGCGGGGAGTTACATTGTGAGGCGAAGGGAGGGAAGCACGATGAAACGTTACTACTACCGATGTTCAGATTGCTGCTCAACCATGGTGTTGGAGGAGCGCCTTCCCGGGGTGGAATGCGCCTGCGGGGGGGAGCTCATTTTGCTGGGCCCCGTGACCGATACCGGGCACTGGCGCCGCGTGGAAGAGCGGCCAGCGTGTGACGGCAGGTGCACGGGCGCTCATGGCCCGCGCTGTGATTGCCAGTGCCGCGGGGAAAATCACGGCACAGGGCTAGTGGTGCGGGTCTATCGCGATGGCGGGGTGGCAAAAGTAAACCCGCCAGACGAAGCCGCAATACGCCGCGCCGCAGAATATCGGCAGGCCAGGGAGCGCGTGTATGCCACCCTTGCCGAACGGTTCGGCGAGAACTACGAACGGTTCCTGGCCGGCCGGTGGGTGTCCCAGCGGAGCGCGTGGGAGACCATGTACCTGGCGCACAAAGCGCTCAAGGCCATTGGAAAGCTGGCAACGCATGCCGCCCGCATGCGCAAGCTGGCGGCGCTGGAAGAAAGCATAAGGAAAGGTTAGGGAGGTGGCTATGATGCGCAATACAGACTATGCACGCGAGTTCCTCCGGAAGATCTGTCACTTGAGGTTGTACGCAAGGTTTGGTTGGTGGGATAGTGCCGAGCGGGAGATGGCCGAGTTGGGGGAGGTCGCTCTCTGCCTAGGCCGTGATTGCTGCGAGATCGTGAGGGAACTTGCCGGCATGCTAAAAGACCATAACTACAGGCGATTCGGCAAGTTGGTGGAACGGGCGTACCGTCAGCTGGCTTGGGTTGACCCGGAGCTGGCGGGGGTTGAGCGTAAGCGCCGCTAGACGCTGTTACGGCGCATCTTGCCCAAGCCCCGGCGCAAGCCGGGGTTTTCTTTTGTCCTATCAATAACTTAGAGAGACCTGCTTGTACTTATGGGGGAATAAAAGGGGGTATAACGCATAATACCTGTAGTACCAGGGCTTATTCATTCCCAGTAGGATAAGAGACTAGCCTAGGCAAAGCCTAGGCGTAGTCTAAAAAGCTATAAGACGTGTTATAGACCATACCTAACCTAACTAGCAGTAACTAACACTAAAACCAAGAGATTAGAAAAGATGGTAGGGAAAGAGTACTACGCACTAGCTAAAAAGGGACGCAGCGCCGCCAAAGCCGCGGCAAGCCGCCAAGCCGACCATCAACCTGGCCACCAAGCCAAGCCCAAAGCCGGGAGCGGGAGCGGTGGTAGCCAACCATGGTGGCCTAGCATGGCATCGGAAACCCCATTGGTTGACCATCATGGTGGCATGGTGATTGGATAAGTTATTGGGAATCAAAGACTTGCATCGAAAAAGGTCCGATAACATACATTCTGTTAAATCGCACTGGGGTTGGCTTTGGCCGTTGGCGGGAGGCGGTGCAGCGGATGGTGGCGGAGGAAAGAGCCCCCCCCCGGGTTCGACGCGGGCCCGCGCGCGGCGCGCGCGTTGGAACCGCTCCAGTTCTTCTCTCTCTCCCTACAGTCTTTTCTAAACTCAAGAATACTTTATTCTAAGCTCTCTGACGTAGTATTTTCTAGGCTCTTGACGTAGTAGACCCAACGCTGTTATACTTTGTGCTGGGCGGTGTTGGTGTTCTTTGGAAACCAAGAATTCTGCGGGTAGGGTTGCTGGTTTGCGGAATTAAGTCTGGCTAGTCGAACCCCTCGCGGCTGGCCTGAATAAAGCCCTCCGGGTGCTTGCTTTCCCTCCCCAAGCGCCCTCGGACCCTGGATGACACGGCATGACGACTCCTTTCGACGCAAGCCTGTGACCCTCCCGCAGAATGCCTCTCTTTTGCACGAGGTTGGCTCAGAATCGAAGATGGTGGTGTGGATAGTGTTGGTATAGCTGGGTGGTCAAGAAAACGGCTTATAAGTCAAAATTGTGGGAGAAGCGATGGACGTTTCCTACGAAAGATGCAAGAGCTACAAGGACGAATGGCTTACTCCCCGAGGGAGGAAGACGA